GTCCCTGCTATCGCTACATTTGCATTACTACTCAGTAAGTACTTAAATAAACCAAGGGTTGTACAACAACGACTACCACGACTATAGGGGCACACTATGAAACGAGTTATCCTTTTAACCTTTGACCCAAGTGCTGATGTGTACTACCCACTTGTAGAATTACTCGGCAAAGAAGATGTGAGTGAAGTTCTTATTCCAGTAATCACTAGAGGAATATTTACAGAGACTGCAATCAATGCCGTTAAAGAGCAGGGTATAGATTTTAAAATCTACTTAGATGTAGAGACCACCATGGACGGGCTAGAGGAAGAAGCAGATCAGATAACTATCTGCTCTAATCCGATCAAAGAGTTACTCAATCTGATTACTCCAGATGACATCCTTGCCATGGCATGGGATGACTCAGATGAGGCTCACATGACCCTGCACTCCCTAGAAGATTTTGGCCTTGAGATGTGGAACATCAAGGGCACCCTCAATCCAATCGAAATGGATTTTACAGAGGACACCACAGAAGAACTCTTTGACGCCATGCAGGAGAGCCTCGTTGGTTTCATCGATGTCTTTGCTGCCTACATAGCCTCTTCGGTTTTGGACACTCTGATGGAGACCATCACGGCACGGCTGGAGCAGGAGTTTGACTCTAAGGACATCAACCCCTTCAAGGACGATGACGACCTGTGAGAATCCCACATGAGGCGTATACCGCCAACCTAACCGATTATCAGTTCCGACTGCTGGCCACCATGTGCCATCTAGCGGGCTCTGAAGGCCGTCTGAAGGCCTCAGCAGCCCAACTTGGTATAGAGACTGGCAACGTCCATGAGAAGACGGTCCGTAGAGGCCTCATAGCCTTGGAAGAGGCTGGCTTCCTCAAGCGAACTCGGACCAAGAGAGCCAACGGATATCGTGGTATAGACTTACTGGACATCACAAGCCCAAGCGGGACGCTAGAGTCCTCAAGCCTAGGGGACGCAAATGTCCACACCTCACATGACTATAAGTCACGTAGCCATATTACTAATAAGTCATTAGTACCTAATAGCAAAGATAGTAATCAATTAAAAGATATTAGAAACACCGAAGGTGTTTCAATGAAAGAGATACGAGTACCTATGAGAAAATGGGAAGATGATTCAGACAATCTTGCAGGCTTCGGCCTTGTTGAGGAGCGGGATGCTGTTCAACCGAAGATCCGCAAGTCAGACCCAAAGACCAGAGGCAAGCGACCTGAGCATGAATGGACTCCCATGGACGTCGCTGCTGAATTCTCATATCGAGTTGGTAAACGCTACCCGCTCCTGCCAGGGACCGTTAACGTGCGACAGTTGTCGGGAGCCCTCAGCAAGTTCCGCAAGCAATACCAAACCACAGCCCTAGTCGAACTGGAACTGCTCAAACTGTTTATGGCAGATGAGCGCAACTTCCAGAGCATTGGCGATGAAGCCCCGCATCTCTACAAGGTGTACCTAGCATCCTTTGGTAAGAAGATGAATCAGGCCCGTGAAAATTTGGGACTAAACAAAGTAAATGCTAAGGTCGATACATCTGTTAAGGTCTCCACCCTAACCGCCAGTGATGGCAAGGTCTTCCAGAACTCACTCTCTGGTCGTGCACAGTTAGAGCGTTACGAAAAAAGATTAGGAGCAACTAAATGATTTTAGATACAGGAACAATGATTGCAATAATTATTGCACTTGCTGGTTCAATAACTGTAATGGGTTTGTTTTGGAGAGAGAACATGTTTTTACAAAAGCAAATAAGAAAACTACTGAAGGAGAAGAACAATGGCTAAGAAGGTTGAAGCAACATTTGTAGCAACGATCACACTCAACACCGAGAAGGCTGGCGGATGGCTTGCTATCGTCAGTGCACAACGTCCTGCTGGAGAGTCTGTTAACTCTATGCAACCTGCAGAAGGCATCAGCGAATACACAGCATGGAAGAACGCATCTGCTGCAAAGCGTTGGGTCAAGGAGCAGGTCCTTAAGCACACACCTCGCAAGTCAGTAAAGATGGTTGCAACTGGAGCACTTGATGCAAAAGGCAAGCCAACAGCCTTTACTGGCTCGTTAACCTTCAAGGTTGACAACGCATTCACATTCACTAAGTAGTAACCCTGAGGGGGGATCATGTACGACATCAACACGCTATCTGCGATTAAGAAGCACTGGCTACTTCGTACCTCAAATATCCCACGTCGATTTTTAGGTCTTGAACCACAAGACATAATCGACAGGGCTGGAGAGTTTCCTAGCGAGGTTGCGACGTGGATCGATGATGCGGTTGGTGGTCATGTCGTTAAGCAGATTGGCAACATCGGTATCAACGGTGTTGGCCTGCTCTTTGATGGTGGTCCAGGAATTGGAAAGACAACTCACGCAGTAGTTGCTGCCATGGAGTTTGTTCGCAGACTTCCTGACAACGATGCAGAGGCCGCAAAGATTCTTGGATTGACTATCTCAGACTATGGATTACGAACTCGTCCAATTTACTACATGACATACCCAGAGTTCTTATCACGTAAAAAGTCCACCTTCGATGCGGATCACGATGATAAGCGCAATATGATCTATGAACTTGATGGCTTTCACGGACGCTCGAAGTTGGACTTCCTTAATGTTCGCATACTTGTGATCGATGATCTTGGTAAAGAGTATGGAAGTAAGTATGACGACAGTTCATTTGATGAGATTCTTAGATTAAGATACGACAAGTCCCTACCGACAATTGTAACTACAAATGTTAGACTGGAAGATTGGGAAGCGGAGTACAAAGAAGCCATGGCAAGTTTCGCCCACGAAGCATTTATCCGAGTCCCTATCATTGGTTCTGACCTAAGAGCAGCCCAATGAGAGGTATGAGTATGGAATCGCATTGGCGAACCGTTCAAGTCTTTATCTCTGCTCAGGCTGCTGGCATCTTTGAAGTTGAAGTCGATACTGAATCAAAGAGAACACGATGCAACTGCCCTGTGTGGCGTAAGACAGCCTCATGCAAGCACGCATTATTTGTTCAAAACAAAATGCGCTTTAACAAAGGTCACTACTCAATACTTGTTCCTTCAGAAGTGTCTGAGGACCTAGCAGTAGAGGCAAGCGATGACCCAAAGAAGTTTCGTGACTTTGTGGTCAAGTACGCTAAAGTAGAGGTTATATGAAAGGCGGGGACATCTCAAATGTCTCCTCCCTCCAGGTTGTATGCCTTACCGATGTAGTAATTGCATTAGTTGAAGAGGAAACTAGAAGACTTCTGTCAAAGAAACTTGAATACAAGATCGGCGAAATTAATCTTCAGAACGCTAATAAGTTATGGAAACTTGCAAACAACTACGGAGTATCACTTGAGTTGGCTGGCTATCAAGATCACGGTTGGACTGAAGAGTTACTTGAGAAGGCGTTTGACAAGTTAGAAAAGCGTGTGGTCAATCCATTTAACTACTGGCAACTCTACGAGAACCCAGACGAGTTAGTTGCTGGTATCCCATACCGTGCTAATCTACGGGGCGTTATAGATGTCCCAGGACGAGTTGCACGATATGGATCAGCAGGAGTACAAATAGACAATATGTAAGAGGGGACACTAAATGGCATCTGACAATGAGCATCGCTTAGTCAGCAAGGTCATTCGAGATCGAGACATTATTCCAGCGCTACAACGTGGCGTGACTAATGCGTGGTTCTTAGATGATGACAACAAGAGGGTCTGGGATTTTGTCCGTAAACACTACGGCGAATACAGCGAAGTACCTACTGCTGTAACAGTAAAAGATCACTATCCAAATTACAAAGTCTTAGATGTACAAGACAACATTGAATACCTTCTTGACACCATTGTTGATTTCCGTCGTCGATTGCTTACTCGTCAGGGTCTTGAGAATGCAATTGAACAACTACAGGACAACAACCACGATGCTGCTCTGCTTGCTATGGAAGCAACGATCACCAAAGTTAATGAGCAAGGTGTTCTAGGAACCCATGAAATCGACCTTACAAAGAACACAGAGGAACGATACAAGGAGTACCAGTCTCTACAGAACTCAACCTTCTTAGGTATACCTACAGGGTTTGCGAAGATTGATGAAGCAACTGCAGGTCTACAGTCTGGTCAGTTGATTACAATTATTGCACCACCAAAAACTGGTAAGTCACAGATTGCATTACAGATGGCAATCAATGTGCACAGAGGTGGGAAGATTCCTATGTTTCAATCCTTTGAAATGAACAACCACGAACAACAGCAACGTCACGATGCGATGCGTGCTCACATCTCACACGGCCGTTTGCGCCGTGGAAAGTTATTGCCAGCAGAAGAGACTCGCTACATCGACACACTCAACGAGATGGAGAAGGAGCACTCCTTCCACTTGGTAGATGCTGTCAATGGAATTACAGTCTCATCACTTGCTGCAAAGATTGAACAGACAAAGCCAGACATAGTATTTGTAGACGGTGTGTACTTGATGCTTGATGAAGTAAGTGGTGAGATGAATACCCCACAAGCAATCACTAACATTACTCGTGGATTGAAGCGTCTAGCCCAGAGAATTCAAAAGCCAGTAATCATTACTACACAGACTCTGTTGTGGAAGATGCGTGCTGGAAAAGTTACTGCCGACTCAATTGGTTATTCATCTTCATTCTTCCAGGACTCAGATGTAATCCTTGGTCTTGAGCCAGTAGAGGAAGATGAAGAGATTCGATTACTAAAGATTGTTGCATCTCGTAACTGTGGACCCAGTGAGACAGCACTTACATGGCGCTGGGAGACTGGCTGCTTTCACGATGAAGACGAGATGTTGAAGTGTGTTTACTGTTCGAATTGGAACCGCATGTGATTGATGTAGAGCGTGTTCTTCTTTCCTTAGACCTCCCCCTGTATGCACAGCGTGGCATTGAGGTTAATGGGTTATGCCCTATGCATAAGAAGCGCACAGGAAAAGAAGATCACAATCCTTCTTGGTGGATTAACTCCGAGACTGGTGCACACATCTGCTTCTCTTGCGGATACAAAGGAAACATCTACACCCTTGTTGCAGACATCAAGGGCATTGATTATCACGAGGCTCGTGAGTACGCAAACGACAAAGAAGATATGCCGATTGATGCATTGATGAGACGCATCAAGGAGTTACCAGAGTACATTCAAGCCGAAGCACATCCAATTGGAATGTCAGAGGCTCGCTTGGCTGTGTATGTTGCTCCTCCAAAAATTGAGTTAAGAAAAAGGTTCTTGACAGTAGCCGCTGTAGAGACTTGCGGCGTGTTGTGGGATGAGAAGAATACTGCATGGATACTTCCTATTAGAGATCCAGAAGATTTCTCATTGTGGGGTTGGCAAGAGAAGGGGGCTCGTGGTCGTTTCTTTCGTAATCAACCTCAAGGTGTTAAGAAGTCAAAGACAGTTTTCAATGTACAGATACTGAAAGAAGATGCACCACTTATCGTTGTTGAGTCTCCACTCGATGCGGTCAGATTAGTCGGACTTGGTTACAGTGCAATATCTACATACGGAGCGATGCCTAGTGTTGAGCAGGTAAAGATTATGCGCCGTGCTACAAGAGTTATTGCAGCATTTGATAACGATGGCGCTGGACAAAAAGCCTCAGAAGAGATGCGTGGTCATGCTCGCAAGTATGGGATTGAACTGTCTTACTTTAATTACACAGGCATCGATGTAAAAGATGTTGGTGACATGATTGAGAGCGACATACACAAGAGCATCGAGACAGCACGAGATATGATCTATGGCAAGGAGGCGTATCTATGATGGACTTGCGAGATAAAGATCGCCCCCTACATGTTTGCATTTGCGGATCAATGCTATGGAAAGTACAAGCAATGTTTGAGGACGGAGAAATTTCTCTGTACATGCTAGATATGGAATGCGCCCTATGCGGGTCTCTAGCAA